TACTGCTTGGTATAGACCAATGACTCCACACAAGGTAATGATGTGGCAACAGAAGATAGAAGTTAGAAAAGGAGATAGAAAGAATGAGGTTGGTCTCAAGGGAACTATGCAAGGTATGTCCTTTGAGAAAGATCCAACAAATGGTGTAGGGGGTCCGGTAAAGTTCTTCTTTCATGAAGAGGGAGGTATTGCTCCTAAGATGGATCAGACATATGAGTATATGAGACCAGCAATGAGATCTGGTTTAATTACTACGGGTATGTTTATAGCTGCAGGATCTGTGGGTGATTTATCTCAGTGTAATCCTTTGAAAGACATGATCCTGAATCCTACTTCAAAAGATATTTATGCTGTAGAAACTGATTTAATAGATGATAAAGGTACTATTGGTTTGTCAGGTTTGTTTATTCCTGAACAATGGTCTATGCCACCACACATAGATAACTATGGTAATTCACTTGTAGAAGATGCACTAGAAGCATTGGATAAACAGTTTAAACAATGGAAAGAAGAACTTGCTCCAGAAGATTACCAGTTAAGGATTTCTCAGCACCCTAGAAACATTAGGGAAGCATTTGCACATAGAACAGTATCTGTATTCCCACCACATCTTCTTGCTGCACAAGAAAGAAGGATAGAAGAAAAAGAATATGCTTATGAGTTTCTAGATATATCTCCGGACTTAGAAGGTAAGCCATCAGTTACAAAAAGTAATAAAAGGCCTATCATGGAATTTCCAGTTAATAAAAAGACAGAAGATAAAACTGGATGTTTAGTTGTTTGGGAAAGACCGGTTGAGGATATAAAATTTGGTATGTACTATGCCTCTATTGACCCCGTTGGTGAAGGTAAAACAACAACTTCAGAATCACTATGTTCCATATATGTAATGAAAGCACCAGTTGAAGTAGCAAGACATACTGGTACAGAGATAGAAACATATATAGAACAAGATAAAATAGTAGCAGCCTGGTGTGGTAGATATGATGATATAAATCAAACACACAGGCAATTAGAGTTAATAATAGAGTGGTATAATGCATGGGCACTTGTAGAAAACAATATTTCATTGTTTATCCAATACATGATACAAAGAAGAAAACAAAAGTATCTGGTTCCCAAAAGTCAAATTATGTTCTTGAAAGATCTTGGATCAAATAACAATGTATTTCAGGAATATGGTTGGAAGAATACTGGTACTTTATTTAAAGCTCACCTCTTAAGTTATGCCATAGAATATACTAAAGAAGAACTAGATCAGGAAGTAAAACCTGATGGTACTGTAGTTAAAACAATTTATGGTATAGAGAGAATTCCAGATCCAATGTTAATCAAAGAAATGAGGGAATATTCAGATGGAGTAAACGTGGATAGACTTGTTTCTTTTGCAGCATTAGTTGGATTCATGAAAATTCAACAGTCTAATAGAGGATATTTAAGGAGAGCAATAATGGATGAAGCAGCTAAAAACTTGCAAAAGTCAGAAAATTTGTTTAAATTAAATAAGAGTCCGTTTAAACACATGGGGAATAAAACAGGAAATAATATGGGTGACTTTAAAAGGTCGGCATTTAAAAATATTAAATAATAGGTTATGCAGGTATATAACGCATTACAGTTAAAGAAAGGTGCTAAGGTAGAACAAAATAGGTTGGGAAGTATAACCCAACCTTTGCAGTTTTTACCTAAAAAAGATAAGACTGAAGAATGGGCTGCTTGGAATCTAGACTGGTTGGAATGGCAAGGATTAAAACAAATCAGAAGAAACGCTAGAAGATTGTTAAAAAACTACAAACTTGCAAAAGGAGTAATTGATAGATCAGACTATATATTTGAAGAAAACAATGAGTATAAAGATATCATTGAAGTACTCACAAAAGAAGATGTTTCTGCACTTGAATTAAAATTTTACCCTATTATTCCAAATGTTGTTAATGTACTAGTAGCAGAGTTTGCTAAAAGATCTACTAAACTTACATACAGAGCTATTGATGATTTCTCTTATAATGAAATGTTAGAGCAAAAAAGAGGAATGGTAGAACAAACTTTAATGGCAGATGCTGCAACAAAGATGTTATCTGCTATGCTTGAGCAAGGTTTAGATCCTAACTCTGAAGAAGCAAAACAACAATTACAACCAGAGAATTTAAAAAGTTTACCAGAAATAGAACAGTTTTTTAAAAAGGATTACCGTTCAATGGTAGAGCAATGGGCAGAGCATCAGCATAAAGTGGATGTGGAAAGATTCAGAATGGATGAGCTAGAGGAAAGAGGGTTTAGAGATATGCTTATTACAGATAGAGAGTTCTGGCATTTCCATATGATGGAGGATGACTATCAAGTAGAGTTATGGAATCCACTTCTAACTTTCTATCATAAGTCTCCAGATGTAAGATATACATCACAAGGTAACTGGGTTGGAAAAACAGATATGTTTACTGTGTCAGATGTAATTGATAAGTACGGACACTTACTTACTACAGAACAACATGAGGCATTAGAATCTGTATATCCAATTAGATCTGCTGGTTATAATATTGGAGGTCTTCAAAATGATGGTTCTTTTTATGACGGAACAAAAACACATGAGTGGAATACAAATATGCCTTCACTTGCATACAGACAGTATACATCATTTATGTCAGGTAATGTATTAGATGGTGCAGATGTTGTTACTCAAATACTTTCTCAAGGTGAAGATTATTATGACCAAGGTACAGCATATCTACTTAGAGTAACTCAAGCATACTGGAAGTCTCAAAGAAAAGTAGGACATCTTGTAAAGATTACAGAAGAAGGTGAAGTAACTAATGATATAGTTACTGAAGACTATAAAATAACAGATAAACCAATCTATGATACAAGACTCTTTAAAAATAAAACAAAAGATAATTTATTATTTGGAGAGCATATAGATTGGATTTGGATTAATGAAACTTGGGGAGGAGTAAAGATAGGGCCTAATGTACCATCTTTCTGGGGTATGAATAACCCAGGTGGTTTTTCTCCTATTTACATTGGAGTAAACAGAAACCATATTGGACCACTTAAGTTTCAGTTCAAAGGAGATTCTAGTTTATATGGATGTAAGCTTCCTGTAGAAGGATCTGTCTTCTCAGATAGAAATACAAAGTCTACAGCTTTAATTGACTTAATGAAGCCATACCAGATTGGATACAACATTGTAAACAATCAGATTGCAGATATCTTAATTGATGAACTTGGTACTGTAATCATGCTTGATCAAAACTCATTGCCTAGACATTCATTAGGTGAAGATTGGGGTAAAGGTAACTATGCTAAAGCATATGTTGCAATGAAGAACTTCCAGATTCTTCCTTTAGATACATCTATTACAAATACAGAGAATGCATTAAACTTCCAGCATTTCCAAAAGTTAGATCTAGAACAGACAAATAGATTAATGTCAAGGATTAATTTAGCTAACTACTTTAAGCAACAAGCATATGAAGTAATTGGTGTTAATCCTCAAAGAATGGGACAACAGTTATCTCAGTCTACTGCTACCGGAGTAGAGCAAGCTATGCAAGCATCATATGCACAAACAGAGATATACTTTATCCAGCACTGTGATTATCTAATGCCTAGAGTGCATCAAATGAGAACTGACTTAGCTCAGTACTATCATTCTACAAAACCATCTGCAAGATTAACTTACATTACTTCAGCAGATGAGAAAGTAAACTTTGAGATAAACGGTACTGATCTTTTACTTAGAGATTTAAACATTGCTATCAGTACTAATGCTAATCATAGAGCTATACTTGAGCAATTAAAACAAATGGCTATTCAGAATAATACTACAGGAGCATCTATTTATGATCTTGGTAAAGTAGTACAATCTGATTCAATTGCTGCTCTTAATGTTGTACTTAAAGATTCTGAACAAAAACAACAAGCTCAGAAACAACAAGAAATGCAACAACAACAGCAAATGCAACAAGAACAAATTAAGTCTCAACAAGATATTGAGAGAATGAAAATTGATTCTGTTGCTGCTGAGAAAGAAAAAGATAGACAAAGAGATATCTTGGTTGCAGAAATTAGAGCTGCTGGTTATGGATCTATGGGTGATGTTAACCAAAATCAAATGTCAGACTATGCAGATGCTATGAAAGAAATAAGAGAGACAGAACAGTATCAAGAACAAACTGGTTTACAAAGGGAAAAAGAAACAAATAGAATGACTATTGAAAACCAAAAAAACCAGTTAGAAAGAGAAAGACTACAAACAGAAAGGGAAATTGCAGAGAAACAACTACAAATTGCACAAGAAAACAAAAACAAATATGATACAAATACTAAGAAAGAGAAATAACTTAGCTATATATTGCAATTTTTTTTTCTTGGTTTTTAAATTTTAGAAGTTTATTTTGTATATTAAAGTATAACATAAAACCAACAACATGAGTGAACACATTGAAAATCCTGATAATCAGGTAGAAGATTCTACAGCGGTAGGACAAGTTGATGTAAATATTGATGAAATCTTTGGAATGCCAGGTGCAGAAAATGTAATGCTACCTGCAGAAGAAGAGAAACCAAAATCTATGTTTTCAAAAGAAAGTGTAGATACATCGTTCTTTGACAAAAAATCTAACTCTGAAAAAAGTGAAGATGAGTCTAAGCCAGAAGAGATTGAAAGTGCAATCAATGAGCTTAATGAACTTATCATACAAGAAGAAGATGCAGGTAATAAGGGAAGACCTAAAGTAGATAAGTCAGGTTTATATGATCTAGCTATTAAAATGATAGATGAGGGAACTTTAATTCCTTTTGAAGATGATAAACCACTAGAAGAATATACAACAAAAGATTTCCGTGAACTATTTGAAGCAAACTTCCAAGAGAGAGAAGAACAAGTTAGAAGAGATACACCAAGAGAATTTTTTGAAGCACTTCCAGAAGAACTTCAAGTTGCAGCTAAATATGTTGCTGATGGTGGTACTGATCTTAAAGGATTGTTTAGAACTCTTGCTCATGTAGAAGAAATGAGACAGCTTGACCCATCAGATGAGTATGATCAAGCAGAGATTGCAAGACAATACCTTCATGCTACTCAGTTTGGAACACCTGAAGAAATTGAGGAAGAGATCCAAGACTGGAAAGATTTAAATAGACTTGAGCAAAAAGCAAATCAATTTAAACCAAAGCTTGATGCAATGCAAGCTGAAATTGTACAGCAACAGTTAGAAGAACAAGAAGAAAGAAAAAAACTACAAGCTGAACAAGCTAAAGCTTATCAAGAAAATGTATATGGTACATTATCTGCAGGTAGCATAGGTGGAATCAAACTTGATAAGAAGATTCAAAGCTTATTGTTCTCAGGACTAGTTCAACCTAATTATCCATCTATCTCAGGTAAACCTACAAACCTACTTGGACACTTGTTAGAGAAGTATCAGTTTGTAGAGCCAAGACATGACCTTATTGCTGAAGCACTTTGGTTACTTGCTGATCCAAATGGTTATAAAAACAGAGTTAGAGAACAAGGTAGTAAGCAAGCAACTGAAAAAGTAGTTAAGCAATTAAAAACTGAACAGTCTAGAAAACTTGCATCATCTGGAAACAATCAATATGATGATGAACCAAGAAGACCGTCTGCTGCACCACAACCTAAAAAATTAACAAAAAACAATCTATTTAAAAGATTTTAATTAAGTAACAAATAAAACAAATATAAAAATGGCAACTCCAATTTTAAACAATGGTATATTCCTCCGGGATACCGCTTACAATGCAAGTTCCCATGTGGATTCTTACCACTTGGTGAACATGCTTAAAGATGCTGAACCTATGGATTTAGGTCCAGTTGACCTTTGGGCTATGTCTCAAAAAGTAGAAATGCCCCTTTATCAAATGTCTTCATTTGGGGGTAAAAATGTAATCATGGTAGATAATGCTCGTGGAGAGTATAAGTGGCAGACTCCTGTCTCTACAGATCTTCCATACATTCTTGAGGATATTGAACCACTTAATACTTTCAAAGGTATTGATGGAACAACCTTCAGAATTAAATTAAGCCGCAGAGAGTTTGGACATGGTGATATCATCACTTATGACAAATACAATGGGGTTGAGATGTACAT